TTTGAGATGACATCTGTTCCGCTAGAGAGCTGGTATCCAGAACTCCTTAAAGAAGTTCTAAATGCTAACTCCGTTTCGACGTTAGATCCAGAAGTTGCAGTATCGTCTCCACAGACGACAATATTCCGCCTAATAGGTGGAATTGGACTCAATCGGAGAGCTCTTTCAAGATGAAAGAGTTGTCCGAGACAAAGCAACACCCACGAATGCGGCATCCCCATTGGGACGCTACGCTTCGTAGTAAATGGAAAATTCTCCGCGACAATCTTGTCGTCTAACCACACAGGTGGTTCAACGATTTGAGGGCGAAGAAGAACGTCGACTAGCACAGTCGCATTTCCTACTAACCACTCTGGGATAAGTCCTCGCTCTTCTAGAGCGAATACTACTCCTCTTGCAATCGATTTCGCCTCCTCAATGAGGGTGCAATCGGTCGCAGCGGTTAGGTCTGCACATCCATAAGGTCCTTGGACATTCCGTAAGATTTTGTCTAAGGCCTTTTTGGACGATAACGACGGCACATTTCCGTCACACTTGAGAACAGCTGTAATCAATGTGCGAAGAAAATGGGCCAAATTGACGAGGCACCCTTCCGATACTCCGATCACGCGAGCCTTAGCTCCAGCGTCATCAACAGTATCGATACGAGTGCGGTTTGGTTGTACAGGATCGGACACATACAATGGTTTTTTGTCAAAAAGACAAAAATCAATTGTAGCGTTTCCGCTCATGAATGTACATGATGAAATAGGATGAGAACCTGGGCTGAGATCCATCGGAATCGATGGATTTGAGCTCGCTTCTGCGAAAGTTAATTCGTCAAGAAGCCGGTTGTCACCATAGGCAAAAGTCAAGTAGATCCCTGGGACTAAGTCCCAGAGATCTCTCGGAAAGAACACCTCCAAAATTTGGAGGTCAAATTCTTTTCCGCACGGACCATACAATTTTTCTGTACCTTTTGGTATGTTAAAATTCGCTGATTCTTTAAAAGAATCAAGGCGGGTTTTTCCGAATTTAAGCCTACCACCTTTTTGTCGACTGCAGCCAGGATCTAAAGTAGCTCCGGCTCCATGCGATATATGTGGATTCATCATCGATTTTATCTGTTTGTCTTTGAATTTAGAAACATAATTGTGTCCAAATTCAAAGGCTTCACCGTTGAAACAGGAATTGAACTCCATAAGAGATCTTTTTCTGAATTTCAAAAGAGCAGATATTCTCTTCTTATGTGTGGGGAAACCCATTGCGCGTTTTCCGGTGGAAAACGCCCAGTGCATTTCGACCCCCCAACCAGGTTTCATAGGAACCTTGTTTAGGAGTCTCCACCCAGCACGTTTGAAGAAATCGTAACCAACAAATTTTCCGTCCCGGTCAAAACCGGGTGTCCCATTAGGGATCTGAACCTTAGAACTCTCTTTTAAAGGGAGTCCAGACAGGTGACGGGAAAATTCGAACATAGCTTTTAACCTCTCATCTAGCCATGTTATTCCATTGAATAACAGGCTAACGAGAAACCACTTCAAGAGGGCGCGAATATCGCGCCGAGCTTTTAGTGAGGTATTTAGGCTATCTTCCGGGGAACAGACCGTTAGCGCGCCCATGAGGGCTTGCCAACGTTCGTTTCCCCGGGAAACAATCGTCAAATCGTTATTATTATTGATCATATGAGAAGATCTGATGATAACCTTAGTCCAATCATAAAATGATTGGTCATCAGGATCGTCAGACAAGTTAAGACAAGTGAAAGATGGCACCGCAAACGGCGCTGACCTTTGGTCAGTCCTAGAGTGTTCCTCTAAGATCCGAACTGGGAGCCAAAATCTATTGATTTTGGATCTCATTTCGACCGAATCACGCAATTGTAGTATTACATTTGC